AAGAGATTAGAGTATGTGCTCGTGAAGCTCCAAGTGATTGGGCACAGAGAGATTCCCTTTACAATATTGATGGGTTTACTTCTTTTCAGCAATACCTCTCTTCGAATTCAGTAGAGATACTGACCTTCTATGGAGATATGTACGATGTCGATAATGACAAGCTATACAAGAATCACGTCATCACTGTCGTGGACCGCCACAGACTTATTGGCAAGAAACCTAATCCTTCGTTCTTTGGCTTCCCGCCTATCTGGCATGCTCCGTGGAGACAGAAGCAGGACAACCTCTGGGGTATGGGACCGCTCGATAATCTTGTCGGTATGCAATACCGTATTGATCACATCGAGAATACTAAGGCCGATGTATGGGACCTCACGACTTATCCTGTCATCAAGGTCAAGGGCTTCGTAGAAGACTTCGTCTGGCAGCCTGGCGCAATCATACAAACTTCTGAAGAAGGGGATGTCGATCTAGTTCAACCCCAAGTTCAGATCATGCAAAGTGATTCTGAAATAGGGTTCTACATGAACCTCATGGAAGAATTTGCTGGTGCACCTAAAGAAGCTATGGGCTTCAGGACACCTGGCGAAAAGACCAAGTACGAAGTACAGCGACTCGAGAACGCCGCTTCCCGTATGTTCCAGAACAAGATTAAACAGTTTGAGGAACAGATTACAGAACGTGCATTGAACGGTATGCTTGAATTGGCCCGCCGTAATCTCACTGGAGTTCTGACAATTAAGGTATTTGATGATGAGCTTAAAGCTGCGACATTCAAAGCCTTGACGGTCCAAGACATCACCGGCGTTGGTCGTATTCGTCCAATGGCTTCTAGACACTTCGCTGAACAAGCAGAGCTTATACAGAATTTGACTTCTATGAGTGGCTCTCCACTATTTGCTCTAGTCCAACCTCATATCTCGACAATCAAATTAGCGAAGCTATTTGAGAAGTCCTTTAACGTCGAGCAAGAAGAACTCTTCCTACCTTGGGTCGGCATAGTCGAACAAGGCGAAGGACAACGTATGGCGCAAGCTACACAAGAACAGACGCTGCAAGCTACGCAGACAGCTTCTGGCATGGGACAAGATTATGATCTTCATCCCTCCCCGCAACAGAGTACATTACCACAAGGACCCCAGTGACATTTAATAACATTTGGACTGCTCATCTTCAGACCGAGGAAGAGAAGACGAGATTTATTAATCAATTGCGTGGATCGCGAGAAGTCCTCGATAGACTTAGACAGTTAATCGAAATGAAAGAAACCGAACTAGGCAAAGCTGAGCGTAATATCTCAGTCTACGATAGTCCTAATTGGTCTCATCTTCAAGCCCACAGAAACGGCTATGCTAATGCCATGGCCATCACAAAGAATTTAATTACTCAAGACCAAGAGAAACAATGAACATACTAGATAATACTAATCAGAATGACCAGATTCAGATCGATCCGAATAAGAACTACCTCGAGGAACTCGTAGGTGATGGGAAGAAATTCAAATCACCAGAAGAGTTAGCAAGAGGTAAAGCTGAGTCGGACGCGTACATCGAGCACATGAAGGCTCGTATGGATGAGCTTCGGCAAGACTATACAAAACTCCATGACGAGTACAACGCAGGACCAAAGCTCAAAGAAACATTAGACCAATACATGCAAGAATTGAAGCAGTCTCAAGGCAACCAATTACCCCCGGTTCAGGAAGACAAGTCCGCTGTCCTAGACGAAACAAAACTAGCCGAAATGATCAAACAGCATATAGCTGCGAATAAGCAGATAGATTCTGAAGAGAGTAACGTTAGAACTGTCGAGTCTAAGTTACAAGAAACTTATGGCCCAAACTATAAGCAACTTGTATCACAACAGATAAATCAATTGGGTATATCAGTTGAGTTTTTCAATGACCTAGCCAGAAAACATCCAGCAGTTCTTTATAGAACTCTGGGTATGGAAGGACAACGTCAAGGAGAAACTTTTCAGGCTCCTCCCACATCTACCCGCGGAAGTGACCCTTTCGTAGGTCCACCGAAGCGCACTAATGCCTTCTATCAAAAGATGCGGCAGACCGATCCAGTGAAATATCGTGACCCGAAAACCCAAGATCAAATGTTTAAAGATTATATAGCCCTCGGAGATGAATTCGAAGATGGTGATTTCAATAGGTTTGGTCATAGATAAATTGGAGACTAACGTATGGCAAGTGGCTTTACAGTCCTTACCAACGAACATCTCATTAGGGCTAATCTCTACTCACGTGAGATTACCCGTCCATTTATGGATGATTTGTTCGCCATGCGATTTGTGCGTACAATCACGGATTTTCCGGACGGCACCACGCTAAACATTCCTCGACTCGGTCGAGCAGAAACTGCTGACTTCGCTGAAGGTCAAGCTATCAAGTACAACAAGTTTGATACTGGTAACTTCACATTCACGATTGATCAGTATAAATATTCTGCAAACGCGATCTCGAATAAGTTTAAACGTGACTCCTTCTGGTCCGCTGAAGTTCAGGCAGCTTTCGCTCCTGAACAGCATTTGGCTATTATGCGTGGATTTGAAACCCGCGTGTTTGACCGTGCTAACGCTTCGCAAACCGCTTCTTCCCAGAACATTCTCAACAATGCTCAGCATCGTTGGGTAGGCTCTGGTACTTCCCAAGTTATGGCCCTGAAGGACTTCTTCTTGGCAGAGTACGCTCTGCGCAAGGCTAACGTCCCGATGCGCAATCTCGTGGCTGTTCTTGATCCTTCTGTTGCTTATGCAATTGAAAGCCTGACTAACGTCCAGACACTCCTGTCGCCTGTTCCTAAATGGAACATGATCGCCAGCGAAGGTTTGGTGACTGGCTTCCAGTTCCGCTTCAGCATCGGTGGATTCGATGTCTACGTGTCGAATTACCTCGCTCAAGGTATAGCTGAGACTGTCAATTCTAAGTCGGTTACGACTGGTGTTGCCAATCTCTTCTTCTCCGCTGAGCCTGGTCAGACGACCCCGTTCATCGCAGCCTTCCGTCAAATGCCCACTGTTGAGTCTGAGTATAACAAAGACCTTCAACAGACTGAGTTCTTGACGATTACTGAGTATGGCGTGGCTGTGTATCGTCCTGAAAACCTGTGCGTTGTCCTCACCGACATCGGCACTCTGACTTAAGGAGAACACAACATGGGTTATCTTGATAACACTGGTATGTATGTCAAAATCGGACCTGAGGTAGCAGTACCTGAGGCCGCTGGCGAATACAAAAACTTTGGTCCTCTGCGTATGGTGGAGTTTGTAATTCCTGACCTTACGGTGTTGACTACTTCTGACGCAATTCTTAAGGGAGCAGATAATTTCTTCTTCCCAACGACTGTGCGAATTGAAAAAGTCGAAATCATCACTGATACTGCGGCTACATCAGGTGGTTCTGCCACTTTGATTATGGGTCTAATGCAGACCGATCGCAGTACTATGATCGATGCGACTGGACTTGTCAATGCTGTAGCTGTTGCTACTTTGACCGCTGGCTCCGAACAAACGTACATTAAAGGTACGTCGGGTGCTGGTACTAAAGTTGGTACAGGTGCTGCTGCGACTACGCTTCCTGCTTATGTCATTGCGAAAGTTGGTGTCGCCGTCTTTACGGCTGGCGCTGTCCGTGTTCGTGTCTGGTATTACAGGGCGTAATAGATTGGGGGCTTCGGCCCCCTTTCTTTCATAAGGAATTTTATATGGCGAATGTTTCGCACGCTTCTCTTACTGGTTCCAATCTTCACGAACCTAAAGGTGCTGATACAGCAGCTCTAGGAACTGTCTACGTATCTAATGGCGCAGGTGGTGGCACTTGGACGGCCATAGGTACCTCCTCTTTTACTGGACAGGTAGCTGACTTTCTAGCTCCTTTTGTTCCTTCTGGTTGGTTAGAGCTTGATGGCTCAGTAATTTCTACCAGTACTTATTCAGCTCTTTATGCTGTGATGTCAGCTACGACATCAGGTACACGTACGAATGGTAGTCCAGTTATAACAAGCATTCCATCTACAGCTGGCTACAAAGCTGGTTACTTTGTTTTTGGAACGGGTATCACTTCTGGTAGTACAATTGTATCAGTAGATTCTGGTACTCAAATAACAATTTCAATTGCGGCAACATCTCCGGGTTCTTCTGCATTCGCAGTTTCCCCTTGGCTTTTGAATACAGGAACTATTCAACTTCCTGATGTTACTACTTTAGGTAGATATCGAAGAAGTAGAACTTCTACTACTTCTGTAGGACAGA